GTTTCAATGGCTGATGATGATACAAGTTTTCGTTTCGACGAGGACGGAGCATTACAAACCATTGTTGCTGGGGCTGGACAGTATTCCCATTATCTTTGGGACTACGGGTCCGATAGCATCCTGGCTACTCGGACCAAGTGGGGCTTGCCACTATCTGTGACCTCCTACGCTGTAGAGAGGAAACAGGTGGGCAAGCACCGCCAGCTCGTGCTTCTAACGCCCATAAGAATATTTAGGGGCATAGGGGCACTTCTTGCTTACTGTTTGCTTGAATCAAAACCGTTGAGGAGGTGGCGACCCATCGTAAGATGTGGGTCGGAGCACTTTATCCGATTTGATGTGCATTCTAGTAAGGGTACAATGGTGACGACAGCTCGCCCGAACACGTGGCTTTGTGCTACTGTTCCGGCCAATATGGACGCTAGCATTGCGACCGTAGCAAGATTGGGGACGACTAACCTGATGTTGCCAACGGCCGCTAGTTGGATTGCCAATGATCGACCAGCCGCGGCTGTGTTAACTGAATACCACCGACTCTGCGGTAAGCGATCAGAAATGGTCGTTTTTCCAGTGAATAAAGGTGTACGAAGTTATCAGTATAAGCCGGCTGAATATGACCAGGAAGCAAGACCAAAGCTAGACGCTTTTATGAGCCCAATTATCCACGCTGCATATGCTCCAGTTATGAATAAAGCTGGGGAAGAACGCAGCGTCGAGGGCCGCATTACCAGTTTGCGAAAACCGGAACCGCGGCATTCTCGATTTGTGGTACAATGCATCCACGAGTTTGCGAACCTCGTGGTTGCGGGTGCAACCCTTGAACCTGTCTGCTACGAAACTGTGGCCAGTAAGCAGACGAGCGCTACCCAGCAAGTATCCCTACGCAAAGCAGTATTAACTGGTGAGTATAGGGCAGCCGTTCTAAAGTGTTTTGGTAAAGCAGAAGCCTATTCCAGCATAAAGGATCCTCGTAATATTTCCCAATATAACGATGCCGATAAGCTGGATATGGCCATGTTAGCCTTATCTTTGTCTGAACATTGTAAGCAATTTGCTTGGTATGCCCCCGGGAAGACACCGGAACAGATCGCGTACAGAGTTGCGGAGATCTGCGCTACGGCTAGAGAATTTGTAGATATATCTGACTATCACAGGATGGATGGGACGATTACCTACCTTCTTAGAAATGTCGACGGGGCGGTTTGTATGAAGGCCTTTGCAAACCACCGCGCTAAGGTGAATGAACTTCTGAAGTCTAACGTTGATAACGTTGGCATCTTACCCTATGGAACGAAGTTTCAACAAGGACCATCGCACGGTTCGGGATGCTCTGCCACGAGTGTGTTCCAAACCTTACGCGCGAGCTTCGCGGCCTACCTTGGCTATAGACATACAAGACTCCCATCCGGGCGTAGACTTTCGTCACAGGAAGCCTTCGCCGCGCTCGGAATTCATCTCGGTGACGATGGTCTCGATGCTGATCTACCGCCCACCTCACATGCCTGGGCAGCAGACAGGGTCGGACTCGTGCTCGAAGCACAGACTGTTAAGAGAGGGTTCAGAGGGGTTAATTTCTTGGCACGCTACTACTCGCCGGAAGTCTGGCAAGGATCTCCTAACAGTATGTGTGATGTCAAGAGACAGCTCTCTAAATTCCATACAACGGTTCGCCTTCCTGCTAACGTCACGCCTGAGCAGAAATTGGTCGAGAAATGTATGTCATACGTGGCTACCGATGGCAACACCCCCGTCATCGGGCCTTTTTGCAAACGGGTGCTTTTGCTATCATCCTACCGACCCAGAACTCTTCTTGGAGTCGGTTCTTGGTGGTCAAAGTTCGAAGACTCCGTTCAGTACCCCAATGAAAATGTTGGAGGCTGGATGGATGTGGAGTTTGCAGCACAACTTGAAGAATTCGACAGAACTCAATTCGAGGGATGGTTGGCTCTCACCACAACGGCGCAGGACCTCCTTTGCCCTCCAATTTGTGAGGAACCCAAAGCCCCACAACCTACAAGCGTTGCTGTCGTGGTTGACGAGGATGTCCTCCCAGCAAAAAGCCTGGGAGGAGAAACAGACTCAACATCCAGTTCTACAAGAGGGTCACGCGAACGAAGATCTCGCCGACGTAAACGAATTAAAAGAGGGAGTAGAAAAGATTCGGTTAAATCCACTACTTCCAGAGGATAAGACTTCCCCGTGGGAAGACCATGTTCTCCG